ATGTTGAAGAAGTAGTAAAAATTTTACAGAAAATTATATAATAACAGTCTTAAAATTAGTTTATTTCTTATTTTTCTCTTAAATCTCAAAATTGAAACCTTGTTATAATTATTGTATTATGTTAGTATTTTAGGTGTATGCGACTTTATATTAAATCTCCCATTTATTTTTTATTGCAAGTATTAAAATGGAGCTTGATATTTATTTTAGTAACAGCGATACACAGATTGACTTGTTTTGAATTTCAAGGTTTCATTTCATTACTAACAGAATCTATTAAGGTGGTCTTTGTTTCATTTCCTCTTATCTATTCATTAGCATTCATATGGGTTCTTATTTTTTTGATGAGCAAGAATAACACCTCTTATTTCCCAATAATTACTTTGATTATTCCGTTTTTGTTAATTGTTTTAATTTTACAACCTTTTTTTTATATTCAAACATTAAATATTACAGGGTATGGGGATGCGATAAATCAAGTGAAAGGGACTACTTTCAATTTGTTTGCAGAACCAGCACATAGTGTCAAAATTTTCTCTAAAGAAGTGCATGCAATGCTAGATGAAGCAAGGCAGGTGTACTTTGAAAGTTATCCTAGGTATGTATTCGCAATGCTGACATACGTTTTTTTTCTTTTTTCTTTGAGCTTATTGACTATTAATGCAAAATGGAAAATGTTTAATGTCATTGTAGTTTTATTTTTGATTAGATTTTTTACATATCTTTATGGAATTATGAATATTCAAGAAAATGAAATTGCTATTTTTGGTTTTTTAACTAATGAACTAAAAGGCACTCCAACTAATATAGTAAACATAGGTTATGCATTAATTTTGTATGTTTATGGTATAGTCTCAAGATTAAAGGTGTTTTGATATGAATAAGATATTAAAACGTGTGTTTGTTACCACTATATATTTTTTATTTTGGATTGTTGTATACATCATATTTTATAGCACGGTATATTATAACGAAGAAGTAGTCTTATTGCCTCAATTCAAACTGGCTCATAAATTTTCAGTGGCATTAATACCTTTTGTAAGATTTTTGCCAGCGTTAGAAATTTCTAGCATATTAATTTTGTTTAGTATTTCTGCTACTAGGCATTCTATTTTTCAATTAAAAAGACATTCAAATATCATAATCAATCTTATCACAAAGCTATTTGTAATGTGTATTTTAGCCTCTTTTATAAACATAACAATGTCAGAAATTGTACGCCCTATGTTGATAGATATAAAAAAATCTAGTGAACAGTTGAGTAAGAAATTTTATGAAAATATACATAACACTTCTGTTGCAATAGAAAAAGCTGACTATGAAAGTGCAGAGCAATATGTAAATGTAGCATTATTGATATGGGAAGATAACCAGCAAGCTATAGCATTAAAAGAACGTCTTACCACATTAAAAGCAGAGAATATGCAGGATGCAAAAGAGCTTCAATCTAGCATGCCTTCTCATTTTATAACAATTCCTGAAAGCATTGATGCAAAAGAAATATTGAACATGGCAAAAACACGAATTAAAATGCTCGATTTTTATACAGCTAGCCATTACGTAGATTTAGTTCTTCAAATAGCAAAGAATAATGAAGATTTGAGAAAAGAAGCATACTCATTACAAAAACTTTGTGCAGGAAAGATTGATTCGGGGGCTTTTGGTGATGAGATGCTTAAAATACAAAGACAATTTGAGGCAAAAAAAATAGCTTATGATGCTTTAACTCAAAAAGACTATGCTAAGGCCTATTATGCTTTTTTAAATATTCATAACAAATTATTAAATGATGGGAATAAGTATGACCCTGATGTTGAAAAACATCTTGAAATTGCAAAGCAGAAATTATTAGAAGAAGTCTTTTTTATAGAAGAAATGGATGATATTAAAAACTTTAATTCTAGTTATCCAATTCAGTTTAGTCTAAAAGACAAAAATGTACATTTTAATATTGGAGGTTTTTATTTTCATACAACAAAAAATCATGTTAATATAAATCTTTCCAATGTGGTTTATTCAATGTATAGGAAAGATGGCACACTTCTTTCTCAAATAAAATTTCCTTATGCGAAAATTATTGAAAAAAAAGAGAATGATAAAAATATTCTTTATCCAAAACTTTATCCAATCTGTCCCAAATTTCTTGCTGGTTTAAATCTCCATGTAAAATTATGTATTCCATTCCCCAGCTTTCATATCCAAGACCCCAAGCATTAATATCAATAGCTATCCACTTATCCTGGATGTCTACTCCTGCTGTCAAAATTAAAGCTTTATCAGGAATATAACTATATTTTTCCCTAGTTCTCTTGATAAGTTTCTTAGGATCTAATCTTCCTGTATATTCTTGTTCAAAGGTTTCAGCTAAAATTGTATTTATAAAGGCTTTTAGTTTTTCAACATCTCCTTTAATTTCTAGCCATTCTTGAACAATAGATTCCCAATTCCTAAACGGACTAGCTAGACCATTCAGGTGGTAACCTAGGTTTTTTGTTCTTTCAGGATATTTATGTATCCATCTTCCAGTTTTTTCATTACCTTTTTTCCACTCTTTTTCAGTGAATGCTTTACCGCAATGAGGACAAACCATTCTTACATTACTTCCATCAGGTTCAAATTTTATGTTACCCCATTTAAAAGTCTGTTCTTTCTTACAGTTAGGACAAGGAATATACCATTCAGCTTGGCTTGAATTATTATATTCATCTTCTATTTCAGATGAACCCTTTACTGTCGGAGTTCCTGTAATAATGTGTTTTGTAATATCATCAAATGTAGAAGTTCTTTTTTTAGCAAGTGAAATAGGACTTCCTTCATTTCCTGAACTCTTTGGATATCTGTCAACTTCATCAAGAAATATGTTTCTGATAGGTCTTGCTGCTAACTTTGAAGGAGAATTAGCTCCAACAAAAGCTATATATCCTCCTGGAAACATTTTATGTGTAACAGTATTTCCAGAATCTTTTTTACTAGGTTCTTTAATAATTGTGTGTAATATAGAATTTTTAATAGCTGGTTGTATTCTCTCCTTTGAGAAGCTTCTAGCCATTTCATCAGTTGGTTGAACTATTAACATTGGGCAAGGATCTAAATGAGCATATCTTAAAATTGTATTGATGATTAACTCACTCTTTGCTAATTGTGCTGCCATCATCAATGTAACTTGCTTAGTTTCTCCTTTTGTTATTTTTTCATATATTTCTATCATATATGGTGTTCTTTCAACATTGAATTTACCAACTTCTTTTGCTGATGTTGTATCTAAAACTCTATATTGATTAGCCCACTCCATAATACTTACAAGTGGTGGTTGTCTCAATATTCTTAAACACTCTTTTATTAATTCTCTGGTTTTCTTATACATCTTTTGCTTTTCTCCTATTACTTGGTGGATTATAATTTGCCAGTTCTTCCAAGCAATCTATCAAAGTATTTTTTAAATAATCTAATCTATCAGCTTCTGATATTTCAGTAATTTCGTTGTCAATTTTTACAGCTGTTGCTTGTAATTTTGCTTTAAATTTAACTAAAATATCAGTTAAAACATATTTAACATCTTCATCCTGATGATATTTATCTTGTAAAATTTCAAGTTTAAACTGTTGCAGTTCTCTTTCAACTGCTTTTTTCTTATTTCTTTCATCATTAACAGTTAAATATCTTTTTAAATTATCTTTCAAATCAAACTGTCCATTAGAGTTTTTTTCTAATACTCCACGATTTACAAGTTCTTTAACTGTTTTTTCACTAAGCCCTAAAATTTCTGCAAAAGTTTTTTGTGTTACCAGGTTTATGTCTCCACTCCTGGTTTGATTTATAAATTCAGTTACACATTTAATAAGAGGGTAACTTCCATTTTCTGATTTATAATCCTTGAACAGTTCTCTAACCCTTCTATCAGAAATATTAAGAATTTTTGATAATTGTTTTTCATTTGCAAGTATCATATTTTCTCCCATGTGTATATATAAAATTTGGAACTGGGAAGGAAATCAAAAAATTTCGTATTTGAAAAGTTCCGAGCCTCCAGTCGTACCCTCTAATAAAAAAATTCTGTCACAGTACCTTTTTGATTACTCGAAGTCCTCATCACTTACAGCTGTGTCATTTTCACTGTTTATCATAGCTTTCAACTTAGCTTCGTCAGTTGCTCTGTATCCTAGCATTGAGTTTAACTCTCTTGCTGCTGCTACTCCTGCTAATAGTGGTTTGTCTTTTCGTACTCTCTTGCTTACTGTGTGTCCATCAGGACTAGATTCATCTATGTATTCAATGATATCTACTCCTTCTATTGCATTATTTAAAATTTTATTTAATCTTGTTGCTATACTCAATATCCCTAGTTCTGTATCTTGAAATAGTATTTCTCTTAATTCTGTTATCTTAGTCGCAACCTTTGGACTTCTTTCTATGTTAGCTGTCTTTGTCTTTTCACTATATCCAGCTTTAACCTTTGCCTCTTCTTTTCCAATTCCAGACATTCGGTATATAACATATTTAGTTTGTTTTTCTGTCAAGCCCTCAAAGTTGCATATCTTTGCATTTTGTTTTTCAACTATTTCTGCTCTGATTTCTTTATACTTAACAAGATATCTATTAATCCAAGAAATAATAGTATTTTTGTTATATTTAGTTCTTTTTTGTATCTCATCATAAAAGTCTTTTTTCTTTTTACTGA